ATTTGCCTATATGACAAATTATTTGGCAAATTCTTTTTTATTGCTGAAATTTTCTTCTTTTTAAGAAGACCATTATAGCAAATAATACAATATCCTCTTACATATCTTTTAGCCGTAATACTTTTACATTCCACACATATTTTCATTTAATATCCTATTCTAATTTGTTGAATAGGGCCGTGTCATCTTTGCAATGATCTTTAAGTTTATTTAGCCATTCATTAGATTTTATTTTGAACATGATTAACTTACCATTATCATTGCCCTTGCATACACATCCCTCAAATGTCATGCCATTTAATGCATTGTTTTTAACTTTATCAAACAATTCAGTGGTCACATAACCTTCATAACAAACCTTAGGGATGTCAAGGTGACTAAAAAGTCGAATAAACTCCGCAGGAACTAATATACCTTCTTTATACGGATTGACATCAATTAATGTTACGTCTAGTTTTTCTTCAAAATTATGATTACCAGCAAAAGAGCTTGGCCCCCATAGCTCGAAGAAGCAGATGGCGTCTCTCCAATGTTGTTCTTGGAAAATAATTGTCAAGTCCTTTTCGTATTTTTCTTTAATCATGGCGATGGCGCAACCAAAAGGTTTGTTCTTCTCATCCATGAGCTGAGTCCTAGTTCCAAACTTATAGAAACCTCTCTTGGCATTCCATTCGGCTCTGATGTTTGATCCATCTAGCTTATCAAAAGCATAGATATAGACATCTTGTCTAACGTCTTTGGTAATAGAGGGATAGGATTTCATAATGAACCAAAATGAAAACCGCCCCCAAAGGAGCGGTTAATTAAATCTGCAATTTTTCTTGTTCTTTATTGAACAACGCTGAGAACATGCTCTTCACGTAGAAGATAGACACTTTCTCCTTGATGCTTAATCTCTACTGACATCTGCTTATTGAAAACAATAGTATCGCCAACGCCGACCTCTAATGGAACCACGGCTCCCGAGTCTGTCAAGTAGCCAGAACCTGCCGCCAAGACGGTTCCCGTAACAACTTTTTCATCAATAGTGGCGGGTGTGTATAGCAAACCGCTGGCAGTCTTCTCTTCCTTCTTGGCAATGGATACAACGATAAAATCTCTAAGTGGCTTTAAACTCATGGTAGAACTCCTTGAAAGCTAATATATCATCTGCTTTCGGCTTCGATAATTCTAATTAATTCTACAAAGCAAGATTTTATCTCTTTATGGAAAGATAGTTCATCAAACTTAATGTTTAAGTTATAATCTCTCTCGCAATCTGCGAAATCCATAAACTTAATCCTCATTGTATGACAAGCCTTTTTAATTATGGAGTTGGGTATTGCCCAGTCTCCTTTGAGACATTCTTCTTTGGCAATATTCAAAACCTTAATTCTTAAATTAGCAAAGTAAAGTTTCTTATACTTCTCTATCTTTTCTTCGGGCCAATTATAGGGCTTGCAATATTCAAAGAATGATGCATTACCTCTTTTATTATTGCAATCACCACATGAGATAGTAAGGTTGGTCGAGTTGAATGAGCCTCGCTTACTATCTGGAACGATGTGGTCTAAAGTGACTAGCTCATCCGTTAATACCCTATCACAATAACAACATATACTTCCGTCACGTTCAATAACGTATTCCCTAATACGCTTCTGTCTTTTTCGTTCCTGAACTCCCATTAAAAATCTTTCATTAAAGTTATATACTCTATATGTACATTTATATCATAGAAAATAATATAAACGGCAAAGTATATATTGGCCAAACCATACAAAAAAATCCATATGGTAGATGGCGAAACCACATATCTGAATCTAAAAAAGAAAATTCTAAACCATGCATAGTAGATCGTGCAATTAAAAAATATGGTGAAAATAATTTTACCTTTACTATAATAGAGTATTATTCCACACAAGAAGAATTAAATCAGGCTGAAATATATTGGATAGCATATATACGAAAAACATTAGGTATCAAAAAAGTATATAATCTAAAAGATGGGGGCGCTATAGGAATAATAGCACCAGAAACAAGATTAAAAATCTCAATTGCTAATATGGGGAGAATTTCCCCATTTAAAGGGGCGCATCATTCAGAAGAAAATAAAAATAAGATGAGCAAAATTATGACGGGCAAATTCGTAGGAACTAAAAGTGTATTATTTGGAACGCACCGATCAGAAGAAGACAAAGAAAAAATATCTAAAACTCAAAGAAAATTATCTGATGAAGATCGTGCAAATATAATTAAAGATTATGAAACTGGCGATTACTCTTATATTGATCTTGCCAAAAAATATGGAGTAAGCAAATGGCCTATAGGCCGTATAATTACAACAAATGCGAACAATCGTTAATTCCAAATAATTCCCAGCCATTATTTCCAAAAAATAATTTTGTTATTGATGTATTATCTATATGTATTTTCCACAAAAATCCACTATCAAATCCCATTATATAGGAAAGCAAACATCTAATAGTCATGCCGTGAGTAAAACAAGCAATTTCCATTGGAGCTTGTCCTTTGCGTTGTGCTGCCTCGGCAATTATTTCTCTGTTGTAGAGAACGGCATCTTCGAACCATTGGGCAGCCCGCCTCTCTACCATATGCATTGACTCACCATTCGGAGGACGAAATGCATTAGCAAGCAGCCCCATCCTCATTTTAATTTCGGGAGTTATCTCTTTACTGCGACTAGTCCCGCTCCAATCGCCGGCACTATATTCTCGTAATGCTGGAGTAATAATCATTGGATAGTCTTCCCCTAATGCAAGTTTAGCGGTATCATGAGCCCGCTTATAATCAGAAACGAAAACATGATCGAATCTATTAAGACGCTTACCTAATTTTAGAGCCTGACCTTCCCCCTTTAAAGTAAGAGGCGTATCTCCAAACTGTCCCATAATATCAGGCGTAACGTTGACAGCAGACTCTCCATGACGAATAAGAGACAAGTAAAACTCATTATGATCTAACATTTTAATTCCATTCAATTATGCTATAGATAACTGCCGCTCCTGCCAAGACAAATATTGTTAGGACAAGAATCAATAAATCATAGCCTCTATCATATTTGTTAGTCATAATTATCTTCTAATAATAAGCCAAGCAATAATGCCAACAATAAAAATGAAAGCAAGCAGATGTTCCGATTCTTTTTTCCAATTTATTTTAATCATGTTTCTGCTATTTCCTTATTATGTCTAATTTTAGTAGCACCATCTACAATATTTTGCTTAGCAGAATATGGGCGAAGATTAGATAATGCCCAACATTCTTTAAATGTTTGGTCTTCCATGGATGTATATTGGAATATTGAATGCGGAATGATATGATCAAGTTGCCATGTCCAAGTAGATTTATCTTCATCTTTCCAGGTTTTATGATTATATGTTCCTTGATTGTCCCACGTCATCCATGGTTCAAATTGTTTTTCAAGATGTTGCTTTAACTCTTTAGTTGAATATGGAAGATATTTCAAATATGATTTTTTATTTTTTAAAATCTTTCTTGATTTAAGTGACTTAGAAACTGATCCAGAAATAATTTTTCTTAATCTATAAGCAGGATCAGAATAATATTTTTTATTCTGATATTCTTTCTGCGTTGCTCTAAGCTTATCTCCATTTAATTCATAATACGAAGTTAAATATATTTTTCTCTTATCACCTCTTAGATAAAATTTATTGTATTCTTTTCTTGCTTCTTTATTATTTTGATTATATTCTTTGCTTTTAGCACTTAAACACTGCTTACATTGTTTTTTGTAAGTTTCTTTACGAAATTCTATTTCTGATTTTTCAATACCACAACTACTACATATTCGATTTGTCATACAATGTATATAACAAGTCTTTTAACTATTGGTAGACCGTCCCACCGTTAAATGAAGTCCATATCTAGGTTCACGAGATAGTCCATATTTCTCTCTTAAAGAGTTAAGGGCTGGGCACCGAACATTTAACCAATAATATTCTCGGTTATCCTTAACGCCACAATCATACTCAAACTCAATAATCTTATTGGCATCTAGCCCCCATAGTTCCTGCTTGGGCACCTTTTCACCTCTTATACAGCTTATGTGTGTGCCCCAAACTGGTCTAGTTAATTTACAAGATCTATCACCATTAAGAAATGGATATTCCTTGGCGTATAAGGATCTGTAGTATTTGGAGATTTCATCGTCACACATAAGAACAAGCCACTTTTCGTTAGAGCCAAGGTGGCTGCGTGGGCTATAAACTAATTTGCCAGTTGATTTCATTTGTAATCTAAAAAGGGGTGCCATCCTAAAACATCAATCCAGAATTTGCAGAAGCTATCATAGTTTAAAGTAACTATATTCTCTGCAAAAGCTTTCTTTAATTCCGAAATTTCGTCGAAATAAGTTTCCTTATCCTGTCGAAGGATATTGATTTGGTCAGCCAACATGGTTAAAGCTACCTTGGGTTCCCACTGAATGGCTAAGGCGGTTTGCATCTTAGCTTTCTTTAGATCAGAATCCAATGCGGTAATTTGATTGAAAAGAAGGTCAAAAACATCCACCATCTTCTCAAAAAAGACAACGGGATCTTTCGTTCCAATGCTCGCCCTCATTTCAGCAAGAAGGTCTTCTCGTTTCATAGTGAGCCACCAACTGGTTTTATAATAACTCTACCATTAATCGGCAGCTCACCATTACCATACTTAATAAATCCAGTTGGCACATTAACCTTACCAACTACATCATTGCTATCATCGCTCGCTTCGTTTTCTTTAACTGAAGCAAATAATTCTTGTAACGGATCTCGTGGTGACTGAGCCGCAACAATTAAAAAAGCTTTAGCTAAATTTGGGATAAGCTCTGCCAAAGTTGGGGATTCAGCTTTGCAAACAACTTTCTTATCTTTGCCGGAATAACGAACCACCGAACCATAGTAACCATTCTTTAACTTAGAAATGGTTACATTGGGCTTGGTTCCATCTTGTTTGAATTGGAACGAAACGGCATTAGTTAATTTGTCGAGAACATTTAATACGTCACACATATCTTACCTCTTTTATGATTAAAAATATAGGAAAGTTTCGAAAATGGGAATTACTTGATATATATCAATGAAGGGCGTCATGACTAAAATAAGACATAAATAATCACATTAACTTGGCAACTTCTTCTGCTAAACCAGATTTTTCAACTTTAATTCCTTCTCCAACTTCAGCTCTTACAAAGTTAATTATTTTAATAGTTCCTCCTAATTTGGAGGCCACATTATCAATAACTTGTTGAACGCTTAATTTTGCTATCATTACCGATTCCTGTTCTATAAGGCAAACTTCTTTATAATATTTCTTAAACTTGCCTTCAATGATTTTTGGCCACATAGCTACTGGCTTTGGCTTAACATCTTCCTTTAGTTGAGTCTCAAAGATTGCTCTCTGCCTCTCAACCTCTTCGGCAGGAATGCGATCAGCTGAGATGCCCAAAGGATTCATAGCGCAAACTTGCATAGCTAAATCGCTTCCAAGCTCGTTAAACTCTGGACTTTCAGCCGCAGCTTCAGAAGGAGCTTGCATGGTTAGGAGAACGCCAATCTTATCATTGGAATGCAAATAAGCGAAGACTTTTACAGTAGGAGATTGTGCTTGCTCAGCCCACCATCTACGCACCACAACATTCTCTTTAGTAATAGCAATTACTTCTTTACGGGCGCCTTCTACATCAGAAGATTGAAAATGACTACTTTTAGAAATTGGTGAAGCGGTAGAAAAAGCAGTTCCAGCTACCATTGTATCATAAAATGAATTGGCTACTTCATCAGTAAAATCAACGAAAACTCCATTATTGGCTACGAAATCTGTCTGACA